TATTTAATTCTATTGGACTATGTGGAGTAGACGAAGACCCTTTCTTTGTAGAGGAAACCTCTGACTGGCATAGAAAAAATTTGAATAGAGGATATAAGTTTAATGATGCAGCTAAGTTTTTAGTAGCTTCGGATAAATCTTTATATCTATTGCAGAAATATGTGACTTTATCATACAATGAATACGTCGCAATAAAAATTCAAGCGGGGCTCTACGATGATTCAGCATCCAAATATTTACAAATCCCAGAGACCAAAAAAGTAACTTTAGGTTCTATCATCATGGCATCTACAGACGCAGCAAGACAAATGGTTTCTTCATAAAAAACAAAACATGCTAATAATATCAATAATAGTAAACATAATACTTTTATACTTAGCCATATTAAATTTCTCTAAAAATGAAAAGTTATTAATAGAGTCAGAGAAATACTTAAATGATTTAGAAAAAGAAAATGATAATTACTTTAATATAATACTATCCATAAGATCAAGAGTGAGAGATTCACTAGATACAATGAGAACCTTAGATAGAATTGGAGCATTTGAATCAGATGATGAAGTTGGATCAGTATTTAAACAGTTAAGTCACACGATAGAGGAACTCGATTTACTTTTTACAGATAATAAGAAGTAGTAACATAAAAGTCATCTTTTAAGATGGCTTTTTTTTATTAGATATAACATGAAAAAATTAAAGAAAAAAATGTACTTTGATGAGACAGTACAAAATGCAATAGTAGAATATAATAAACTGACATCACAAAAAGAAAAAAATACATTATACGAATTAAATATATATCCTGCATTTTGTAAACTCGCTGAGAATTTAATAAACATGGGTAAATATATGTACATTGATTTACCGTATGAAGATTTACATTGTCAAGTAGTTTCCATGCTGACTATAAAAATGCACAGATATAATGAAGAACGAGCTAAAGCATATTCTTTTTTTACCCGGATTGCTATAAATTATCTCATCATGGAAAATAAGAAAGGATATAAGAATAGAGTAGGGGAAGCAGAATTATGGGAAATAGATGAAGAGAGAGATATAATAAACGAAGTAGTCACCAAACATTATAAGGATTCTTTAGATGACTTTATAAATTTATGGACGGGAGAATTATATGAAAAATTAAGATGCACATTTAAAAATAATTTAGATAAAGCAATAGCAGATTCCATCATTGACATTTTTAAGCATCGTAAATCTTTATATGCATTTAATAAGAAAGCATTATATGTATTAATAAGAGAAAGATCCAATATTCCCATGACAAATACAAACAGAATCACTAAGATAGTAAAAATATTTAAAGATGATTTTGATTTGCAATTTAATAAATACATGAAGAAATAATATGGAAGATATAAAATTATTTGATGATTTTAGCATGTCAAATCTACTAAAAGAGATTTATGGCAATTCTAAAAAAAGATCAAAAGAATTAGATAAAACATTAAAAGGGTTAGACGGCGTTGTGCAAAGTGTAAATGATGCAGTAGTTATTCTACCGGTAGTTAAAGAATTTTTTGATGTCATGGTTAAAAATGACGACCAACTTATAAAAATGGCAGCTATTGTACAAAGGATGTATAGTAAAGCGGCATCTATTTCAAGTGGTGATTTTAACTTAACTGAAGAAGAAAAAGAAATGCTACTTCAAGAGTTATCTCAAGAAACGCAAAAAGAACTGACTGAATTAAAGATGCTACGAACTGCGGACGATAATATATTAGATGAATTTCAAGACATAGATAAACAACTAGAAGATGGGCTATTTAGTATCGGCGGAAGTGATAGAGACCTCTAAGGCATATAGTAAAAACCAAAAAGACGATAAAGGTAGAATACTTCCATTAGGCTCTGTAAAAATTAAGTTGCACCCAAATTCTTTAATAGGGAATGTACGAGCTCACTATGCTAGACCTTTATTCACTAACTTTAGAAATATACCATTACGAGGAGAACATGTAGTTGTTTTTGAGCTCACTGGATTTGATGGTACAGATGCTCCAAATTTAGATAAAGTACTATACTACCTTCCTTTACCTATTAATTCAACTAATGATTCGGTAATAAATCAAATACCACACGCTTCTAATAGATCTAAATCATCTGATAATAAACCTGCACCCCCTTTCGTTACTCCCGGAAACACCTTCCCTAAAAGACCTTATACTGCTAACTTTATGCAGCCCTTTGAAGGAGACACTACTTTTACCGGTAGAGGTGGTTCATCTATAAGACTAGGTATTGGGTCGGGTCCTCATCCACAACATGAAATTCAACCAACATGGAAATCTGGGAAAGCTGGAAATCCAATAACTATAGTAGCTAATAAACCCATAGGACCAAGTAAACCATTGCCTAACGAAGTAAAAGATATACCAAATAGAGAAATAAAAGATTCATTATCCTACGCTATAGAAGACGCAGCTAATGATTTCTCTACTACTTATTGGACTTCGGATCAAGCGTTATCAAGATTTGTTTCTGTTAGAGCATGTCCTTCTCCTTTGTCTAGTATTCCAAGTTTCAATAAAGCTCAATCGGCTACAAATGCAGACAGGATTGTAATGCAAGCAAAGACAGACCACATGATGTTGATTGCAAAGAGAACAATGTATTTATCTGCTTCAAAAATACGATTAACTACAGATGAGCATGATGTAGATTTTGATAATCTTGTAGATTTTGTTTTAGACTTACATAGCGAATTACAATTATTAGCTAGCGCCGGAGGTATAGTTACATCGCCTACTGGGGGACCTTCTTTAGTTTCCCCACGGCTACCTAGTATAGTATCATTAAGACCTAAGTATACTATAAATCCCAATAGAGGTGTTTGGAATACAGTCTGTTCTCAAAGTTTTCCACAACCCCGCGCGTTACCTTCTAATTTTAAGTTAGGAACTGATGGATTATCTAGAGTAGCTCCTACAGGCTTTACAAATAGCATACCGGGAATGGACGGTAAAACAGGAGGTTCTATAACAGCATCTCCTGATATGCCCGGAGGTACTGATTCTACTACAAATTCAATAGGTAATCCATCTGTCGATGTACCTACTTTTTCTATTAATCCTAAAAACGCTCTACCCAAAATAAAACCGCCGGGAACTCCCGAAGGTGCTAGTAATTCTAATACAGAGCCTATTCCGGAAGTTAGTGGCAATCCAACAGAACCTGACGGCACTCCATCAAATATACCCGGTACTCCTCAAGGTGAAGGTACATCTCCATCGTCCGGTGAAAACGGAACTCCTGGAACTCCCGGAGGGCCCGGAGAGCCTGGAGCAGGTAATCCATCTAGCGCTCCCGGAGAACCCGGTGGGCCCGGTGGGCCTAACGGACCGGGAGGTCCCGGATCACCCGGCACTCCATTTAATCCGGAAATTGATTTAATAAACATACCAATAGATTATATATACCCTGATGGAAAATGTTACGGACATTTATTTAAGATAGTTTCTATTCTTAAGAGTAAAAGAACTTCAGCGATAGTTTCTGACGTTGTTTATTTAATATTAGTTATAAAAGAAGAATGTAAACCTGGTTGGTATATAGTAGGAGATAAATTTAAGTATAACACAGACATAGAAAAATTACTTTCGACTAATTTATTTATATTAGAAGAATCTATGCTTGTAGAAAAAAAGATATTAGTTAATTCCGACTGTATAAGAAAAGAACTAGAAGTTACTTTATACGAAGATAATTACGCTCACTTATCTCACGAATTAGTGGATTTAAATAAAATAGTAGAAGTTAATTTTTAAATTTATTATGCGGTTTAAATATTTATTATAAACATGGACAAGAATTCGCTTATAAAATACTTAGTAAAAGAAATATCTCAAGAATTAAAGAAAGAGATAAAATCTATAATAAAAGAAGAATTTAATAATCTAAATAATAGAACTACAAATAAGGTAGTAGAGAATACTTATGCTAGAGAACAAAGACCAATTAAATCTAACAGCTCTTTAGACTCTCTTTTATCAGGAACTACGCCCTTTAACAGCTCTGACATGGAATATGGTCCTTCAGCAACTACAGAAAACATAAATTTCTCTAATTACTCATACGCAAACGAACCTGTAATTGATATGGATGGTAAAGTAGTATTACCTTCATCAGAAGGAGGTAATTTAATGAGTAAATTACTTTCTAGAAATTATACTCCGGTACTTAAAAAAGCGGAAAAACTTAAATAATGGCTAGAATAATATATAAGGCATATCCACCTGATACGGAACTAGATAAAGCCGTTGGTATTTTACTACCTTTTAATAGAAATACATTTGTTAAGAGTGCTTTAGAGGCTTACAATAAAAAACCTTCAAGAGACGTAGGACCATTTAAACTATCTTACACTACTGAAGATCAGGCAATTAGTAATTTAATAAATCTACTAATGACTCGAAAAAGCGAAAGGTATATGCAACCTAATTTTGGTACAATACTTAGAGATTTTGTCTTTGAACAAAACAGTTCGTTCAATAGAGGTTTTTTAGAATCTTCCCTACAGGATGATATTGGATTTTGGCTCCCCTATATAGTCCTCAAGGATTTAAGTGTAGGTATCGGAGGTAATCAAAACTACGGGTATTCTGAGCAAGAAAATTCAGTTAATGTGAGAATAACATTTTCCGTTACAGAACGAGGTGCTAATAGAACAATAATAATCTATAATTCGGGTAATGATTTAGCCGCTGAAATATTATAAAAATGAGTAAAAGAAGTAATTTAATTAGTAAGGATGTAAAATATGTAAATAAAGATTTCGGAGAATTCAGACAATCTTTAATAGATTTTTCTAGAAATTACTTTCCTGATACATATAATGATTTTAATGAGGCATCCCCAGGTATGATGTTTATAGAACTAGCTTCTTATGTAGGAGATGTTCTATCATTTTATACAGATATTCAGTTAAGAGAATCCTTACTATCTACTGTACAAGAAAAAATAAATTTATACAATATTGCTAATTCTTTAGGATTTAAGCCATCCTTAATTACAGGAGCTTCGGTAGATTTAGATATCTACCAAGTAGTTCCCGCTACTGGAACTGGACCTAACAACAAACCTGATTTCAAGTATGCTTTATCTATAGATTCTAGTTTAGTAGCTTCAAGCGGAGAAAATATAACATTTAGAACAATCGAATCTGTCGATTTTAGATACAGTTCTTCTTTAGACCCCACCGAAATATCTGTTTATTCTATTGATAATACGGGAGAAGTAGAAAATTATCTATTTAGAAAAAAAGTAAAAGCAGTATCCGGAACTATTTTATCAAGACAATTTAGTTTTGCATCGCCTAAACCTTACGATAAAATTACATTACCTGAAACTAATGTTCTTGAAATATTAAGCGTAACAGATTCAGATGGGAATAAGTGGTATGAAGTGCCTTATTTGGCTCAAGATACCATACCAATTCCTGTACAAAATTTACCACATAACGACCAAAATTTGTCTCAATACAGAGATTCAGCACCTTACCTACTAACTTATTTACAAACAGAAAGAAGATTTGTAACTAGACTTAGATTAGATGATAGGACTGAAATACAATTTGGTGGTGGTGTTAGTAGTGAAGTCGATGAAGAAATTGTACCTAATCCTTTTAATGTTGGATCCGGCTTAAATTATTTTGAAAGAGTTGTTGATTTAAGTATATCCCCGGAGAATTTCTTATATACAAAAACTTATGGTTCAGCCCCATCCAACACTACTCTTACAGTACAATACGCTATCGGTGGTGGTATTCCGGATAATGTCTCTGCAAATTCAATAACTACTATATCATCAATAAATGTACTAACCCCTTTAGGTGCCTTAGATTCTACTTTATATAATGCATCTGTAGGCTCTCTTGTCATAAACAACCCAGAACCTGCTAGAGGAGGTATATCAGATAAGCCAATAGAAACTCTAAGAGAAGAAGCTATAAATCACTTTGCCTCTCAAAACAGAGCAGTAACAAAAGATGACTACATGGTCAGATGCTATACTCTACCGCCTAAATTTGGAGCAGTAGCTAAAGCCCATATTGAAAGAGATGCGCAAACTAGAGCTTTCGGAACTTTTGATTTTATCCCAAATCCACTATCACTTAATTTGTATTTATTAGGATACGATAATAATAAGAACTTTACTCCTTTAAATATGGCAGTAAAAATGAATCTTAAAAATTACCTATTACAATACAGAATGTTAACAGACGCTATAAACATACGAGATGCTTTTATCATAAACATAGCCGTAAGTTTTGAAATATTAACATCCCCTACATATAATTCAAATGAAGTTCTTTTACAATGCCTATCTAATCTCAGAGATTATTTTTCTAATGATAAAATGCAGATAGGTCAACCTATTTATATAAGCGAAGTTATGTGTTTAATTAAAGATGTACAGGGAGTGAAAAATATACTAGCATTTGATATACATAATAAATATGAGGAGAGCGAAGGATACTCCGGTAATTATTATGATATAGCTACAGCAACAAGGAATAATATTCTATACCCGGCATTAGACCCTTCAATTTTTGAAGTTAAGTTTAAGAACAGAGACATATTAGGAAGAGTAGTAAATCTAACATAAAATGCAGTATTCAGTATATCCAATAAGAGATGCCACTATATATGAAGGAAAACCTGATTTAAATTCAGGTTTAGATTCAATAATAGAGTTAGAAAAAATATCTAGTAATGTTGCAGATGCTAATGATATTTTCTATAATTACAATTATAATTCTAGGATATTGCTTCAAATAGATTCCATCGAAATAAATAAATTAATTCAGAATGGAACTGTAAAAAAATCAAGTAAATATTATTTGAACTTATTCTCGGCACAAGCTGATAATTTAGCCTTATCTTATTCTTTATATGCATATCCTGTTAGTGAATCTTGGAGTCAAGGAAAAGGTTATTACAATTCTTCTCCTCAAATTAAAGATGGAGTTTCATGGACTTATAGAAATGGCTCTTTTGGTACAACGGGTAAAAAGTGGACTTCCGGTTCATTTGTTGCGGGAACTACCGGTTCATACGTAACACAAAAAGGAGGTGGTACTTGGTATTATCAAAGTGGTTATGTCGCATCTCAATCTTTCGACCAAGAAAGTCCGGATGTAAGAATGGACATCACTAACATTATTCATAAATGGATTTCGGGTTCTATTACCAATAATGGTCTCATCATAAAAAGAAGTGATAATGATGAGAAAAGTTGTGATGTGATGGGAGCGGTCAAATTTTTCAGCAGGGAAACTAATACTATATTCATCCCAAGATTAGACATTGTATGGAATGATGCAGACTTCTCAGGAACATCATCATTCTCCCAAGTACCAAACGAA